ACTCCCCGTGCCGGAGACGGTGGGGGCCGGGGAGTGCAACCGTCGGCTCGCCCGTCTCCGCCACGAGCGCCACGACGCCGCTGCCCACGGCGACCGGCACGGCGAGCGCGCCCGTCGCGACACCGACGAGCGTCACGACGACAACGACGCCCGCCCCGTCGCTCGCCCTCGGGAGTTTCGCCACGGTCACGCGCACTGCTGCTCGAACCCTCGCGTGGGACGCGTCGGTACAGCGCACCCTGGACTGGGCCGTGACCGTCTCGCGGACGCTCTCCCTTGATTAATATGCCCCATCGGATCGACCCCTACGACCACCACCTCGCCGGCGAGACGCTCGTCTGGGAGCATACGGTCAAAGAGAACGGGAGCGCGAAGGACCTCTCGGGCGCTTCGGTGAGCTACTATCTTCTCGCAGAGCAGGGCGACGCCAACGACGACGCCCTCTTGGACGACTCGGACGCCGACATCACGGCGGCGATCATCGACGCCGCGAACGGTCGCATCGACGTCACGTTCGACAGTGGCGCCACCGACCCCTACGCTGGCCAGTCACTCTGGCAACGCCTCATCGTCGCCGACGACGCCGGCGACCGAAGCATCTGGCACGGCCCGCTGTACGTGGGCCGGCCCTGACATGCCGGCCGAGCACACCTTCGACGGCGAGTCGTGGGAGTTCCCCGGCCGCCTCGCTGCCGACGGCGTCGTCGACGGCGACACGATCGATGTCGTCCTTGATCTGGGATTCAACACTCGAAAAACGACCCGCCTCCGGCTGTTCGGCGTCGACAGCGCCGAATCCTACGGCGTGGCGCAGGATTCCGAGGAATATCAGCGCGGTCAGGAGCACGCCGCGTTCGTCGCGGCGTGGCTCTGCGACGCTGCCGACGGCTCTGAGTGGCCACTCGACGTCACAACACTGAAACAGGCGGGCAAATACGGCCGCTGGATCGCACTGATCCACCGGCGAACGGACGGCGAGTCGCTCACGTCGGCCCTGATCGACGAGTTCGACGATGTTTGAGTCGGATCCCTACGGCGGGCCGCCGGGCGAGGCGGCGACGAACTTCCTCGTCCCCGATGATGCAATCGTGCTGGCCTCGTTCCGGAACGACGCCCAGACGTTCGTCTACGATCCGGATCCGGACTGCGACGAGGGGCGCTGGATCGCGTCGACCGCCGCGACCGACCTGCCGATTCGATAGAGTATCACACTAATGCGCGAGCCATACCCCGACGCGTCAACGATCGACGCCCAGACGACGCCGTTCGACGCCGTCAAAACCGCCGCCCAGGGAGCCCAGTTTGCGATCGACCCATCGCAGGGCCTGACCCGCACCCGCTATGGCTGGTACAGTAATGGCGCGCTGTTCGACGACGCGCTGGTCAGCGCCGCCCCGGGGGAGATCACACTCGCGACGACGGCAACCGGGTCGGACGCCGCCCGCATCCGGTCGGCGTTCGCCGGCCAGTACGTCTCTCAGGCGGTCGCCCAGCCCGGGCTGCGGGTGGCCGTCGCCGACGCCAACGTCACGTTCACCGACGGCCAGGCGGCGCTCTCGCATGGCGCCATCTATTGTGGCGCGTTCTGGTGGGACGAGGCGGCCGCGCAGGTCGACACGGGGATCGGCCTCCGACTTGACACCAGCGGCCTCGCGGCGATCTGGAAATCCGACGGCACGCATTACGGTGCCTCGCCGGTCGCCCAGTCGGACTGGTCGACGGACCGCCTCGACGGCGGTCGGGACCGCAACCCTTCGGGCATCCGGCTGGATCCGTCCGACGGCTGGATCTACAACTTCCCGTTCACGTGGTACAACGCCGGACGACTCGCCGTCAGCGTCGTCGACCCCGCCACCGACGAGTTACACATCGCCCACGAGTTCGTCCCGCGCGAGGCCGAACCGGGCGCGCCGAGCCTGTCGACGGCCAACCTCCCGGTGCAAGTGGTCGTCCGGAACGACGGGACGGCCGACCCGCTCGAAGCGCGCCTCGGCGGGATGCAATACTCGCTGTATGGCGGCCAGGGCGCCCTCGAGCAGCGGGATACGTACGCCGCGGCCGACGCCGTGGCCGTGACGACCGACACGCCGAGCCCGCCCGATCCGATTGCGACGCCGGGCGACCCGCTGTATGCCGTTCGTCGCGAGCCCGGCGCCGCCGACGTTGAGCTGTCGCTGCGGGAGTTCGCCGCGACGCCCGATGGCGGCGACGTCACGATCACGCTCTGGGACGAGTTCGACCCCGCGACGGCGCTGACCGACGAGGCCTTCGAGCCGACCTTCCGCGCGAACAGTACGGAAACGAAAACGGAGTTCGACCGCTCGGCGACCGCCTACTCGCCGGCGACGGCGGCCTTCCGCGGGCTGCGCCCCGTCGACTCGGGGGCGGTCAACGAGGACGTCGTAACGCAGCTCGATATCGAGGAGCGCATCCCCATCGGCGCCGCCCGGGTCGTGGCCGCGACCGACGACGACAGCACCGGCCCGACCGTCGACTACGTCGCGACGACCGTTGAGGGCTACTGACTACCAATTACGGCGGCGCTGACAGAGACCCCAACGAG